TACCACAGGTGTTTATTATTATCTTTCACCCACTCTAAACTCTGCAATCACTGCTACATATCCTGGTGTACCAACTAGTTCAGCCCCAGTAGGAGAATCTCTAATCACTTTTGCTATGGGAGGTTCTACTTCAAAACCAGCTATGTTAACAACTCGCTTTTTGTCCTTTGCTTTTCGAACTCGTCAATATTTAATTGCTCCTAATGAAGCAGTTCTTTGTCAAATCTTTTCTAAAAATACAGGTTTACCACTGGCTTTTCTCAAAATTTATTATTCTGGTATTCTAACTAGTAATTCTCAAGCAACAGCTATTCACTTAGATTTTAACGATTTAGATATTCGATTTATACAATTTATGCAAGCATCAAGCCCTATCCCTAAATTAACACAAACTATGTTACAATCCTTACAAACTATCCGTTTAGAAGCATTATTAACCCGTACGCGTCAATTACATTTAGGAGATTAATTTCATTTTAACCAAAATTAAAATACAAACCCAATTCATATTAAAATAATTAATAATATAATCAATAATAATGTTCGATTTCTTTGCACATTGGTTTGCTAAAACAGAAACTATACACAATGAAAAAGGTGAAGCTGTTATCCAACCTAAAAAGTCTCATTTTAAAAATGGACATTTTTCTTTGGATCTCACTTTCATTTGTTTCATATTAGTTGTAGCTATTTGTTATTATCTTTATCAACGTTACAAGAAATATAATAAAAATCAATTTATAAAAATGTATGAATTAACTAACGTACGTTCTCAGTTAAACGTTGAGCGGACCCCACTAGGCAGTGTCCCACAAAACTGTGCAGTAACTCAAACTGGTATTTGAGTAAATATTTTAATCAAACCTTGATTTCCAAACATCAAGGCATATTCTATTTTATATTTTTATTTAAGTTGCATTGTCCTTCTGACTTCAACTTTAAAAAGGAAATAAAAATATTCGTTAACCCGGATAGAAAAATACTCGTTTCAGAACGGGGTCTCAAGCTTCACTTGAGATGTATAAAAATTATATAATCAGCGCAAGGCATATCCCTTTTATTATGTCG